GTCTAGTAGGGCTGCACGTACTGGGTCATTGTTATAACGGAAGATTAGTGACATCACGGTGGACCAGGAAGAACTGGCACGTCGGATTCTGTCTTCAGTTTTGTAAACTAGACCTTCACGGCTTAGGGCTGCACCTTCGGCACTTTGCGATTCACCACCTGGGGTGAGATAGTGCAGTGGGGTGCGGGTGATTGCGGCGAAGTCTTGGATGTCGTTCTTCACTGCGTTCAGAATGCCTTGGATATCGCTTTGGCCACTCTCCCAGATGTCAGTTCCCTGTGGCATTAGCCAGAGTGAACCTGGGCCTGGTTGGAATATGCCGTTGTAGTCGATGGCGTTTCCGTCAGCGTCGAACTCAGGCATGTCACCCTTGATTGCTCGCTGCTTGAACGCCTGGGTGGCAATGATTACCAGTCTTTGGAGGATTGTGTGGTTGATTCGGTCCAACACGTCTAGGTGTGGTTCGAATTCGCCGCGTCCGCCCAGGTTTTCAAAAACAGCCACTGGCACCATGCCGAGTGGGTTGTTTGCGGAACGTTCTGGGCTGTACTCCCAACCGCCCTGGGTGACCAGGGTGCCTGTGCTGGCTGGTTTGTAGAACACTTCGACGCGGTTAGCCTCGTAGAAGTAGGCGTAGTCGATTAGGTCAACTTCGTCGCGGAACACCTTCATCGCAGCGACTACGCGGCGACGGTCGATTGGGTCCAGTAACGCAGTCATTTGCATTGGCGATTCAATGGTCACCTGAGGTGCACCAGTGAACGCTGATACAGGGCCTACGATTGCGTATGCACGTCCGTAAGTCAACATCCAGTCGTGGGCGTCAGCGGCTCCGACGTCTAGGTTGTTGGCTTTCCAGAGTCGGCGGGCTTCACGGTCACCATTCTCGTCTGAATCTGCACCAGTACGGAACCCACCAATGTTCATACGCTCACGCACGGCGGTGACCGCCAGTTGAGCGAAGTTGGTGCGGGCCTTCTTCTGGAAGTTACGGTAAGCCTGGGACATGCCCTCAGCACCCTCTGGGAGTGGTGCGTTTCCTACCATGTACTTCTCTAGAAGTTGTAGGCGTGGTAATTCCTCGCCTAACTGGTTCATTAGACGAGCGTAGGGTGCTGGCAGTGAAGCCATGCTTTTCTCCTATCTAACTCGGCGTGGTACTGCGAATTTCGGTTTACCTAGGTCTTTCGAAACTGCGTCAACTCGTGCGGTCCAAGCGAGTAATGCTGCCACGGCCGCATCGATTTTGTTGGGGGAATCGGGGTGTTCTTTGTAGATTTGGATACCGTTACGACCTGCACGTCGGCGGGCGTTCAAAATGTGCCTACTGAGTGCTCGTGCACCGTCGTGGGTCATTTCTTTCTGAACTACGGCTGAGTAGAACTGCTCCAACGCACGTACGACGAGGTAGGAACGGCCACCCGACATCCACCACTCGATTGGGTGTTGCTGGGTGGACCTGACCTTCAACTTACGTCCGAAGTCGGCCTCCCACTGGGCTACGTAACTCTCCCATTTAGCAGGGTCGGCGTAGAAACCAACCACTTTGTAGTCGTTGAACGCACGGCGAACTTCGAAATCTACGTCGTTGATTGGAACTTCCCAACCCTCACCCGCAGGTCCATCAGGTTGCTCCCACACTTTCAACTCGAAAATGTGTCCGTCACTGACACGACACCCAATTAGGGCGGTTGCGTCAGCGATACCACGGTTGCGTCGCCTGGAACCGTCAAACCCGAGTGTGATGACGTCGCCACGCTCAACAGGTTTGGTTAGGTCTTGGCAGGCGTTCCACTCAGGTGCGGAAATCCATGCGTCACGGCTGGAGGTCGGCTGGTTGAAGTAGTACCTGCGAGAGTCCTGTGGGTCGTTTCGTGGGTCGTAAATCTCAGCCACGATACGTTCAAGGTCCATCACGTCAGCGAAAGGCCCGTAAGCCTCACGCAACCCGCTCAGAACCTCAGCCTCGTTAGACAGGTCAATGTCTGGGTCGGCCTCGCGGTGGTCGAACAATAGACGGGACTTCTTAGCCTTACCCTCACTGATGGCTTTAGCCAGTTTATGGGTTTCCTCAGCGACGGAATCTTCACCAGGCATGTACATGGTGGAGGTTTCCAGGGACCAAGGTTCGGCTGCTTTACGTTTCGCCAGGTTACGTCGCACGGTTGAGTACATGCGACGGAGTTCTGGTTTCGTGTAAAGGTGAGTCTCGTCGAAGACTACCATCGACTCTTTACCACCGTCTTTCGACGAGTTGCTAGCGGTCGACGGGACGATTTCGCCACCACCAGGAATGAAGATTCTGGTGAGTCCAGCGGCGTCCCGAGGTAGGCCTTCCGCGAGTGGCCCTTGGGTCAAATTGAAATGCACGTTATCATAGGTGTTGCCAGCCTGGGATTCCTCAGTTGCTAAACAACGAATGACAGGGCTGACTACTGGGACACCTACGGGTTCGCCCTCTTGGTAGACGTAGGTTTCACCGCGGAAGGTGTAGGTTTCGCCAGGTTCCGCCCAGTGGTCGAATCGGGCAGGCCCGAACGCTTCATACAGAACAATGAACCCAGCAAGTTCAGATTTGGCACGACCCTTGGCACGGCTTAGGAACGCTGAGTCGTAGAGACGGCGGCCAACCTCACCAATGGCGTAGCAATCCAAGATGAAACCTGCGAACTCGTCGTCCAGTTCCACTCGTTGGCCTTGTACGTCACCAGGTCCGTGAACGCAGAACGTCTCAATCCACCAGATGGCATGCCAGCCTAAGGATTTGGTTCGGTCGTGGTTAGGTGCTAGGACTAGTTCACGAGCCATTTGCGAGCCTCGCACGTCGGTCGCTCAGTTGGGCCACCTCGGTGGGGGTGGTCTGCTCCGAGGACTGGTCCTCAGGTTGAACGTAGCGTATGCGTAGGTCACGTCGGGCGTCTAGTGTGGTGCCGATGATTTTCTCGCGTTGACGGAGTTCAGCACTGGCGGTGACCGAGCCGTAAACGCTGGAGGCGTGGACCATGGCTGTGTCCAGGGCGAATGCCCAGTCGGACTGAGACCATAGGCTGCAGTGTGGCATGGTGCTCACTGCGTCCCACCATTCGCGGGTGCGGTCCTCAATTGGTACGATTACGACCTCGCCGTTCTTCACCATCACCTGTCGGGTGGTTGGTAGTTCGGGTTTTGGCCCGTTGTAGGGCTGGTCTAGTACGTCGGTCCAGTCGTGGGTTGGCTTGTGCCTGGTTACGGTTGGACGGCCTGAGGGTTTGGCTCCTGAGATTGGCATTTGGGTCTCCCATGTCGGGTGTTTGGGCCACCGTGTCGGTGATACGTTTTCCGCGTGCGTGTACGCACATGAAAATACTCGGGTTTTGCACACACCGCGAACAACAGCATCTTGTCGGTGCTTCTCTACCTGGGTAGGAAACCCTCCCCCTATGTGTGCTTGGTCCCGTGTCGGGTCCGTCAAGGTTGGGTTGTTGGTTTTGGTGTGTTAGTTGAGGCCTGGGTGCCGTTCGCGTGGGTGGCGTTCGGTGTATCGTGGTTTTTGGGCTGCTTTTCCTTCGGCTGAGGATTTGCGGTTGTGGTGCCATTTGCAGAGCCATTGAAGGTTGCTGAGGTCGTGGTTGTTGCCTGGGACGATGTGGTCGCAGTCGGTTCCTGTGTTGGTGCAGCGGCTGGCGTCGTTGAGTGGGGCTTCGCATTGGCCGCCTGCTCTGGCACGTACTCGGGTACGTATATCTGCCCAATCCCTGGGGAGGGTATTTCGGCGGGTACTTCCTGACCAGGGTGTATTTGACATGTATACCTTGGGTCTATATCCTGGGTATGGGTTTTGGGACACTTTTGTCCCGTGCATTTCTATTTTATCATGTGTAGACAGGTTCACACAACAGGGGAACTTT